ACCCATCCACTCTATAGAATGGGTAGGATAGTCTCACCGGAAGCCAACCATTTTGAAATAGCTGAAGCCAGCCATGCACTAGGTTTCGAATTCGAGACGAACACGGAGGCGAATGCCTACGAGTTCACTGAAGAAGAAATCCAAGGTGTATGGGAAGGGAGAGATATGCTTGTCGGCCTCCTTGGTAACCAAGAGACCGGCATACCTGACTACGAAATAGTCAAGCAGATCATACCTACTGTTCATTTCAGTGTTCCGTCAACCCAGGCAATTGCAAAAGCAATTTGCCTAGGGCTGAAAAACAACTTCAAAATCAAGACAGTCCCTGCAGTTTTACCTGAGAGAGGTCTCAAAGTTCGAGTTGTATCCCTGTTCTCCGCACCAGTAGTTACCTTTGCCCAAAGGATCAATGAAGCATTGATCAACCTTCTTAAAACCCACGACTCCTTCTGGTTTGAAAACCATGGGAAGGATGTCGGCCTAGTAATAGGCACCCCAAATAGGGATGAGGGGAGGTGGCAAGAGGAGATAACTAGTGCAGACCTTAGTACCGCTTCTGATCTCCTTGAGTTTGATGTGTGCGAGGCAGTCTGGAAAGGACTGTACCGCGCAGCGCAACAAACAAAAGAGGAAGGTTGGTTAGACTATGTCTACCAAGCTGGCCGAGCCTTGTTTTCCGAGCACGTAATCGTGCATCCGGAGGATCCTGATGCCAGAGGAGACGACTCAATGTGGAGAAACACACGAGTCTACTCAGAACTGAGCCAGGAACTCAAAACTTGGAACAAGGGCCAAAGAACACGGCGAGGAGCGCCCATGGGGTTAGGGACCACATGGCCAATCCTCTCCATAGTTCAAGGCTTTGCTGCCAAACAAGCCATGATCAGAAGTGGGAGCGGTGAACGGATGTCACAAGTACGCATCTGTGGCGATGACCTTATCGCTAGGTGGCAATCGAGAACTGCCGAGCACTACTTCAAACTCATAGAGAAACTGGGTTTGGAGATAAACCTCAAGAAAACCATCCGTTCAAGAACGGGAGGTGTATTCGTGGGAACTTATCTCCGGGTAACCCAATTGAAGGAGGGCAAGGTAGCTGAACCCGAAAAGTACGGCCTCCCACAAGGAACATTATATTACTTGGGAAGGCACAGGTACCTAAGGGAACTACCGAGAGTCACACTAAGCGCGCAACTATTAGCGAAACGTAAG